ATCAATCCAAGACTGACCAGCGCATTGCAGAGCTTAGTAGTCAGGTAGAGCAAGGGAATCAAGTACGACAAGAACAGCAGACTCAAGCTAACGCTGCTGTTCTTGACAATACTGTCCAAAGCTGGAAACAGCAGCAGTATGAAGCTTTGATGGCGCGTGGGGTCGAGGAACCTATGGCGGCAGAAATAGCCGAGTCCCAAGGGAACCTCGCCAAGCAGTCTTTTCTCGCCAATAAGGGACAGACGACTGCTGAAACGCAAACATCAACTGCTCAAGGACAGGTTGCGGAACAAGTCCGCAACGCTCGCGCTTATGAACTCGCTACACAGCACCAAGTACCGTTCACAGAGTTATCGGGGATTCAAGACCCTAGCTATATGGAAACTCACGCCAAGGCTTTGGCACGAGTGGCAAAGTTAGAGGCACAAATCTCCGGCTCGACTCCCGGCACGGTATTTGATACAAGCAACCCTGAGGCCCAAGTCGCGCCGTCGGATGACACGCGAATACTAGACGCTTATGCCGCTGGAGACACACGTGTCAACAGAGAGATGGCATCCGCCGCTTCTAAACGGTTAGGCATGTCAATCTTCTAGCCATCGGCAGAGGAATCAAAATGGCCACACAGACTTCAACAACCAATGTGTTGCAACAGATGTCTCGAATCATGCTTGTAAAAGCACGTGAGACTGAAGAGCACAACATGCCGGTTGTAAGCCTCATTGAGAGGTTCAACCTACCTAAAGGGCACTATCAGCTTGATATCCCTAAGGTAGCTACGATGACCGCATCCGACTTGGATGAAGGCATCGACATGATTGATACGGAAGACATCAACCCTTCGATTGTTTCGGCAACGACGGCTGAGGTCGGCCTTAAAGTCATCGTGACTGACATTCTGCTTCGTCAGAATAACGAGTCAGTCTTTAGCATTATCGGTCGTCAGATGGGTACTGCTATGGCTCGCAAGAAGGACACTGATGCAATAGCGCTCTTCGTCGGACTTAACGGCGGATCTGAATTTGGTGCCGACGGTGCCGACTTCACGCTGGCTAACGCCTCGGCAGCTATTGCCAAGGCTAAGGCAGCGAAGATGGGCTCGCCTTTGTTTATTGTCCATCACCCTAATGCGATCTTTAAGTTCATTAGCGGCTTCTCTGGACCTATCGCTTCTGGCGGTAACCTACCTAAGCCGTTTGCGGCAGACGCTCTGTCGGACTTTTGGACTGGCATTAAGGTCAGTGGCGTACCGTTCTTTGAAGATGGAAACATCGCAAAGACTGCGGGCGTTGACTCCGGATTCGGTGTCATCGCAAACAAGAACGCTATGGGCTACCTTGTCGCCAAGGGTAAGTCTGAAGAACGACAGCGAGACATCTCGCTTCGTGCATGGGAAGTCGTCATTACTGAGGACTACGGCATGTTCGAGGTAGACGACACTCTCGGTGCTGCTCTGGAATACGAAATTGCTGACCCAGCAACGTCATAAGTAAAGTAGGTAGTAATGCCCGGTAGAAAAATCAAGATCACGGACGATTTGCGAGAAGTGCTTAGGCGCTCTGGTTACTCGCCTGTGACCATGCAGGTTTCAGGAGCTAAGAAAGTCACCCTCTACAAAGAGGCTGATGGAAAATGGTTCCCTATGCCTAACATGCCGGGTGACCCACACAGTCTCCAGAAGTACCTCTCGCGAGGATTCCTACTGGCGCCTCCTGGGTCTAATACCACTGAACACCCTGACTACGTTGTTAGTGACCCTCAAGCAACACGGGAGATTGACACGGCACAGCCGAAGAAGTCTCCCGTGACTGCTGGGGAGCAGGGCGAGTTTCATTGCGAAGTGTGTGACGATGGCAAAGTATTCACATCGATGCTTGGCTTGAAGACACACCGTCGCAAGAGTAAAGTCCACAAGAGCGCTTTAAAGACTGCGCCTAAAATCTTTTCAAAGGTGTAACGATAGACCGAGCCTTTTAATATCGGACTATCGCAGGGCTTAGAACCTGTAACTACCCGCAGGAGGGTAAAAAAATGGCATTTTCATCAGTTGTCCAAGGCAGCTATGGATGGGAAAAGAAGGAAACCGCCGGACAGAAGGCCAAGCTTGGCACAAGAATGGTGTTTCCAGACGGACGAGAATTTCGGTACGCACACAACGGCGGATCGGCTGTTGCCGAAGGACTCGTTGTTGCTGCTGAAGCATTGGTAGCTCATCACGGTTCTGATGGTGACTTGGCTGTAGCAACAACTGCTGCTGGCTCACGAACTATCTCTGTAACCGTTGAAGGTACTGCCGCTGCTGCTAACTTGTACGCAGAAGGCTACCTATGGTTCAACCTAGCTACTACTTCTGTTCACGAGCTATACAAGATCCAAGAGCATGACGCTTTTGATTCTAGTGGAGCAGCTACTGTAACTCTTGACGAGCAAGCAGGGCTTCACCAAGCAGTGACAAACGGCACCGACACAGTAGGAATGATGAAGAGTCCTTACAAGGACATAATCGTCGCTGCTGCTGCTGTGGCAGGACGACCGATTGGCGTTACGGTAAATAGCTTTACCGCTGACTACTATGGCTGGATTCAAACCAGGGGCGTCGCTGTCGCAAAGGTAGACGGAACGCCTGCTCTGAACTCACCACTAGGTCTTAGTTCTAACCATGCTGGTCAACTTTTGGTTGCTGGCGCAGACACAACAGGCAGCGTTGCCAGAGTCCACAGCTTAGCTGGGATCGACAACGAGTACGCTATTGTAGTGCTCTACAACTTGG